GTATTATTAACAAAGTTACAACTAAGCCCCAACGGATAGAGATGGTTGATAAATTGTTTTTAGCTAAAAAAATGGCATCTGGTGGTGAAGCAAAATCTACAGTAAATGAAGCTGGCAATTACACTAAACCCGGTTTACGCAAACGTATCTTTAACAGCGTTAAAGCTGCGGCAATCGTAGGTACAGGTGCAGGGCAATGGTCAGCACGTAAAGCGCAAGTAATGGCTAAACGCTACAAAGCAGCAGGCGGAGGTTATCGTGATTGAATATATAAAACATATGTGTCAATGCGCAATTAAAGAAGGTGGGCCATGCACTTGTGGCACAGAAGAAGTTCTTGAAGATTTAATCTTTGAAGAATCTGGCTTAACTGCCGAAGATTTTGAATGAAAGCACCGCAACAATCCCTGAAGTCTTGGGGAGATCAAAAATGGCGAACCAAGTCAGGCAAGCCATCAAGCAAGACGGGAGAAAGGTATCTCCCGGAAGCGGCTATTAAAAGTCTTAGCTCTGCTGAATACGCGGCAACAACTAAGGCAAAACGGGCGGGCAAAGCAAAAGGTAAGCAGTTTGTAGCGCAACCAAAAAGCATTGCAACAAAGACAGCGAGATTTAGATAATGGCTTACAAGACCACAGATACGACATCGTTTAACCTTGACCTTAATAATTTGGTTGAGGAAGCGTTTGAGCGTTGCGGCAAAGAGCTGCGGTCTGGCTACGATATGCGGACAGCAAGACGTTCGCTAAACCTACTTACTATGGAGTGGGCTAATCGCGGCATTAATCTGTGGACTATTGAGCAAGGCCAGCAAGTTTTAACCTACCAACAGATTGCCTACGACTTGCCTGCTGATACCATTGATCTGCTTGACCATGTAATCCGCACAGGCACAGGTCAAAACCAAACTGATATCAATATTACTCGTATCAGTGTTTCTACTTACGCAACCATTCCAAACAAAAATGCCAATGGAAGACCAATCCAAGTATGGATCCAAAGACTTTCAGGGGCTACAGATTCAACCGGAGCGGTTGTTTATCCAAAGATCCATGTATGGCCTTGTCCGGACAATAGCCAAACCTATACGTTTGTTTACTGGCGCCTAAGACGTATTGATGATGCAGGCAATGGCATGAATGGACAAGACATACCGTTTAGGTTTATGCCATGCATGGTTGCTGGATTAGCAAGTTACCTATCAATGAAACTACCTGGCGTTGATCCAACCAGAATACAGATGCTAAAGGCAGATTATGAACAGCAGTTCCAGCTTGCCGCAGATGAAGACAGGGAAAAAGCAGCTATACGTTTTGTGCCAAGACAGATGTTTATAGGGTGATGCTATGCCCAATCTTAAATTAACTCCTCAAGAAAAAAGGATAGTTGATTACCACAACAACACTGTAAAATCTAAGCAAATTGGCAGGGACGACGAAGGAAGGCCTGTTACTGTTTATTCAACTGGGGTAGAGATGGAGTCTGGCCCGTATAAAGGTAAGTTTGCATCAGTTCCAGGATACATTGACGGTAAGATTAGGGACGAAGATACTGCTAAAGAATATTGGAGAACTGAAATCAATAAAGGCAAATGGCCTATTTATAATTCAGGAAAAGAGTTAAATAAGCGTTCTCAAGAGATCCATCAAATTATGGATGAAGATACTGAGAAGGCAAAGGGTTACAAAAAAGGCGGAACAATTAGAGGTAATGGAATTGAAAAAAGAGGCAGGACAAAAGGTAGGTTTGTATAATGCCAAATAGATTTGCTTCTGGAAAAAATTCAATTGCAGAGTGTGACCGATGCGGGTTTAGGTATAAACTAACACAGTTGCAGACGTTGATTATTAAGACAAAGAACGTGCCGATTAAGGTATGTCCTGAATGTTGGGAACAAGATCATCCTCAGTTACAATTAGGTATGTATCCGGTTGATGATCCGCAAGCAGTAAGAGAACCAAGACCGGATGTGAGTTACGTAACATCTGGTAACAGTGGGCTACAAATTAATCCTACTGGAACAGGGCCTCTGGCAAATGGAACGCCTGAAGGCGGTAGTCGTATATTTGAATGGGGTTGGAATCCCGTTGGTGGGTCTAGGGCAAATGATGATGGTTTAACACCAAACGTCTTAGCTCTAAGCATATCAATTGGAACTGTCACAGTAGCTGTTACTTAGGAGATATATAATGGATCGCAAAGTAGTTAAACAAATCGCTGATAAAGAAGTCAAAGTTCACGAGAAGAAAATGCACGGTATGAAAAAAGGCGGCATCACTTCAATGGACGCTAAAAAGTATGGGCGTAACGTAGCTCGTGCAATGAACCAGAAATCTGGAAGGGGTCGATAATGTCTAACGACAAATTTGAGTTCTTTAGTTGGAGCGATCAGCCTATTGGTAAATACAAGCAGCCAAAGCCTAATACTGAAGGCACGGGTGAGAATGGTTATCCACAGACCGATGTTAAAACTACGGGCGTTGAAACTCGCGGTAATGGCGCGGCTACCAAAGGCACTAAAGCATACGGCCCAATGGCTTAAGGATAGACTGTGAACTACAGTACGTTGTTTGAAGACATCAAGGGTTACCTTGAAAACGATTTTCCAGCGACTTCTTTTACGAATAGCGCAGGGACAGGCACGACTACAATTACTAGCACAGAGCAGATAAACACCTTTATCACTCAAGCCGAACAACGTATATTTAACACGGTTCAATTCCCATCGTTGCGTAAAAACGTAACCGGAACAGTTACAGCTAATAATAAGTATTTATCTGCCCCAGACGATTTTCTGTCTTCTTTTTCTTTGGCAGCTTATTTGACAGCATCTACTACCGCTACGGGAACTTCAAGTGCTTTTACAATTGTTGTAGCAAGTGCTACCAACATAGAAGTTGGTCAGTATGTATCAGGGTCTGGTATTGGAACAAAAGCCATAGTCACAATAATTAGTGGAACTACCATTACTTTATCTGTAGCTAATAGCGGTGCTGTGGCAGGTGCAGTTGCTTTTCAAGGGTCGTATAGTTTCTTGCTTAACAAAGATGTTAACTTTATGCGGGAATCTTTCCCTAATCCTAGCGATACTGGTCAGCCACAGTATTACGCTTTGTTTGGCCCAAATTCCACGTATCCGGCTGAATTGTCGTTTATTCTTGGCCCAACTCCCGATGCTACTTATACGGTAGAACTGCACTACTTCTACTACCCAGAGAGCATTACAACAGCTAATACGTCTTGGCTAGGGGATAACTTTGACTCAGTGTTACTGTATGGATCATTAGTTGAAGGCTATACGTTTATGAAAGGTGAGCCTGACGTTATTGCTTTTTACGACAAGAAGTATCAGGATGCCTTAATGTTAGCCAAACGCTTGGGTGACGGACTTGAGCGCGGTGATGCTTATCGTGATGGTCAGGCAAAGGTTCCGGTGAACTAATATGGCATTTACTGGAAACTACACTTGCACGGTGTTTAAAACGGGTCTGTTAAGCGGAACCTATAACTTTAATACCGGCACATCAGATGTGTTTAAGATCGCGCTATACACAAACCTAGCCACTCTAAACGCATCTACTGCGGTGTATACAACTGATGGCGAAGTGTCTGCAACAGGGTATACTGCTGGGGGTAGCATATTAACGGTTACTCCAGTGCCTACGGTTGGCGCTTCTGGAACAACTGCATACATCTCGTTTTCTAATGTGTCTTGGACAATGGCTACCACAGCCAGAGGCGCGTTAATCTACAAATACGGTGGGACTAACCCAACGGTGTGTGTTTTAGACTTTGGTTCTGACAAGACATCTACAAACACATTTACCGTTCAGTTTCCTGCTGCGACTAACACATCAGCCATCATTAGACTTGCATAGGAGTTCAAATTGATTACGACAACTAAAGGCGATATGGATGAATCCTTGCTGGAGAAGCGCGAGGGGTCTATTGATAATGATAATGAACTTACAACTTGGGTTGAATATTGGTTAGATGGTGAGCTAGTTCACCGTTCGGTACATGTCACTCTTAAAAAAGTGCCATCTTTTGCGGGTGCTGAACTCGCTTCTATTGGGTAAAAGGAAATATCATGGCAAACACACAAAGCATGTGTACTTCGTTTATGTCTGAGTTAATGCTAGGTCAGCATCAGCTTGGCACGTCTACGATTGTATCCAGAGGCAGTTTAACGGCTCCAACAACTGATACGGTTAAGGCGGCTCTATATTTAGCATCAGCTACCATTAATGCAGCCACTACAGCTTATACAGTTACGGGTGAAGTTTCCGGAACAAACTATTCTGCGGGCGGTGTAACGGTAACGAACGCTACGGCTCCTACGTCAACCAACAGTTCTGCAACTGCGGGCGTGGCTTACTGGACTCCATCGGCTTCGATTACTTACACAACGGTAACGCTGACAACCGCGTTTGATACAGTTTTGCTTTACAACTCAACTCAGTCTAATAAAGCAATCTCTGTTCACACGTTTGGTTCACAGACTGTAACCGCAGGTACGTTTACATTAACTATGCCTTCCAATACTACGTCGACTGCATTATTACGTCTATCTACTACCTAAGAGTGAATCATGGCTCTAGGCTGGGGTGACAACGCGTGGGGCGACAATGGTTGGGGCGGCACTCTTAGTCTAACCGGCGTAGCAGGAGCCGGTAACGTAGGAACGGCGGTAGGCGATCGCACTATCGCTTTGACAGGTGTAGTAAGTAGTGGGGCGTTGGGAACGGTAATACCTAGCACCTCAGAAGCAGAGAATGGTGATGTAGCAACTGGTGAAGTAGGTTCGGTAGCGCCAACATTGACGTTGGCTTTAACGGGGGTTGCAGGGTCTGGCGCAGTAGGAACGGTAACGCATAGCAAGACTGCCGATTTAACAGGCGATGCGGCATCAGGAGCGGTAGGCAGTGTTGCGTTAGGCA